AATCACTGCCGTGATAAGCCTTACCCAGTCGGTGAGCATCGGGATAAACGAAACAGCGGTGGCACCTGCCGCTGCTGCTAGGCTGAGTCCAGGGCTGGTGCTGCTGTTCGTTGGTTCCATTACTCGTTAGGCTGTACGGCTTCAACCACCGGATTCGCCAGCTTGTAAGCCTCCACAACCGCCGGAGTCCACAGCGCGTTCGCGATATTCACCACCTCGGTCGGCTGACCAGTAAGGTCGTCACCGGGGTTGAGCGTGTACTGAGCGGTAATCTCAGAACCGACAACCGCGCCATCGCTGTCGTAATCAACTCCGGTCGTGACGAACAGCGAGTTGTTCTGGTTTACCTGCACTGCGACGATATCAACTGGTACGATCATTGGATGGTGGGGCTAGGGGTTTGAGCGGCGGCGTAGGCTGCGACAGCGGCAGGAGTCCAGACAGCATTTGCAATCGCGACAACCTGCTCGGGCTGACCAGCGAGGTCTGAGCCGGGAACGAGACAGTAGCGGCGGAATGTGGAAGCTTTGACAACCTCGCCATCGACGATCTGGTCCGCAAGACGGACTTGGAGCGTCGTGTTGGGAAGAACCTCGCAGAGCGAGAAAATAGTGCGTTCTGTTAGCATAATGTTATACGTCGTAGGTAAATGCAAAATAGGTACTGACAGATCCTGCTGCATATGTTCCAGAAACGTTCACATAAATATCGGTTGAATCAACAAACAGCGGTATATAAGTAACACCTGTTGGTGGTGCCGTTGCTGCGATCATTGCGCTACGCGCTCCTACCGCAAAAGGCAGTCCGCTAATGACAAGATTACCAGTGATGGCAGTTGTGTTTGGAGTGATGGAAGCAAAAACTTGTCTTCCTATTTTTGTGTAACGTCCGGTAGTTAAATTTGTAAACGTGCCTCCGGTAACCGTCCCTGTCCACGTCCCCTCCTCGTAATCGTCGAGACAATTCGCATCGGACGAAGCGGATTGGGTTGATGGGAATGCTACGCCGACACCGTTGGCGGTAGTGGTTCCACCAGCGAGAACATAAACGCCTGTAGTGTTGATTCGACCTACTTCTGTTCCAGCAGATTGAAACGCATAAGCCTGCGCAGTAGCCGTGTTTGTATTGTTTGAAGCATTTAATATAATCCTGTCTCCACCACTCGTAATTGTTAAACGCTTGTCATTGCCTCCTCCTCCGGTGCTTCTAAAAATTGCAATGTCAGCTTCAATAGCCGTCACGTCACATATTACAGCAGGAGTCGCCGTACCAATACCCACCCGATTGTTCGTCGAATCAACCTTCAGCGTACTCGTGTCCACCGTCAGATCGCCGGTGATGGTGGCGGATGCGAGGGTGGCGGTGCCGCCGGAGCCTAGGATCTGGTTGGTGGTGATCTTCTTGGTGACGCCTCCAACATTGACCACAGGCAACACATCGGTGGCCGGGGTAAGCGTTGTAATTGCGTCGAGCTGTGAAATCTTAAGGTCTGCCATATTAGTAAATTGCTAGGACGAGTTTACCGAGATCCTCCTGCACCAAAAACTCACCGCTTTCAGCCAGGAGAGAGTCGAATGTTCCGAAAGTGATGACGAGGTGACCGCCGTCTTCTTGGACCAGGTAGTCGCCGTTCTCGCAAAGGATGTCGCGCCGTTCGATGGGAGGATCAGGCGGAATGCCACCAGCGCCAAGGCGATGATGACCTCCGAGTCCTAGTCCTAGTCCAAGGCGTGCCATTGTTAGGCGTACTTGCGGTTATAGGCTATCACAGAGCCGCTTGAAATCGTGACCGAGGTCCACACACCAGCGATCTCATCGCCAGCCTGTAGCGTCACGCCGGCAGGAAAATTGGTGATGTTGGACACGGTCGCACCGAGGATGGTGATCTCAAGCGCGTGGATGGACTGGAAGTTACCGGTCACAGTGCCGGATGCGCTGGAGATGTATTGGCCACCGTATTCGCCGGCGAGCTGACGATTAGATCCAACATTCATAATGGAAATTTCTGACTGCTTCTTTTGGCTCCTTCGAAACCAACTTGCAAGCGTGTACCTCCCGATTTCACACGCACCTCGGGATTGTCGCGCTCGACCTCTCGCAGGAACTGGCCGTCCCTCCAGCAATCGTACCCGAGGCGAGTGCCCCAGGCGTGGTAGAGGGTTGGGTCAATACGCATCCGCAATCGTCCAATGCCATCAATAGACCGTATGTCTCGTTGGGAATCCTTGGCGATGCGCTTCTGGTCTATTCCAGCCTTCACCCAGTCCTTCTGGATGCCTCTCTGGAACTCTTTGATGACTGCAATGCGGAGTTCTCCGGGAAGATCGTCCAGAGCGTTTGCGATGACTGAAGATGCGGTTGGTTTCATTCTAAAAAAGAAGGGAGGCCCCCGGAAATTTCCAGTAGCCTCCCCCAATTTGCAATCAAAGATTAGGTTGCACCGTTGAAGAAACCAAAGCCAGACGGGTTCTTACAAACCAGACCGGCAATAGCTTCAACCAAACGAGCAGGGCCGCCGCCGGCGTCAGGCAACTGCTTCACCTGAGGCAACTTGGCATAACGCACCTCGACCATGTCCATGGGGATGATGTAGCCCTTGGTGGCTTGAGAAACAAACGTGGTTCCATCCTTAGCACCGATAAAAGTGGAAGGATGCAGAATAAGCCGCCCAAAGTCGCCCTCGAAAATATCGATGGAGGACTTGAAGGTGTCGCTAGCCAAGTCCTGGTTGAATGTGCGGACGCTGGTGGCAGCAATGGTGTTGGTGTTAGCAACCTGGGTTGTGCCCGAGGCCGTAAGGTTGGTGAACGCACGCTTGAGCGTGGAACCCAAGATACAGTCGTAGTCGCGGAAGGTGCCAGTGTTGCCGTAAATGGCAGTCAGCACGTTCTGGATGACGGTTTCGGTGATCGAAGCCGTAGCAGTGGTGATAACAGCGCCGGAGGCCGGCTTGAAATCCGAACCGGAGGCGACCGCGCCAATGTTTGCAGAGTTGTCAGCATTGAGCCAGTTACCAAGTGAACCAGTCAAATAAGCATTCGTTCCGTTGTCAGCAACAGCGGCTTGATTGGCACACATAAAAGTCGCCTCCATGTCTCGCTTCAACTCAACGAGCTTCTTGGCAATACCGTTGGCCAACTCATCGGTCACACCAGCGACGTCCTGGGTCTCAGCGATAAAGCCGACACGTAGATCTCGACGGAAAGCCTGTGCGTAGTTGTTCAAACGGGTACGAGAAACCACCGCGTTAGAAGCGTTGGCAACGGTCACATCGGTGCCATCAACAACGCCACCCATTTTCGGGGCTAGGTAATTATCTACGAGCCAAGAAAATTGCATATTTCCGATGTCTTTTCCTTTCGGAGACATTGAAATAAACGGGGTCGATTTCGCATCGACAATGGCAATGTAGTCCGCCAGATCTTCACGAGCAGCGGAGGTGGAAGCGAGCGGAACAGATCCGCCCTGGTTGGGTTGCAGTAGTGGCATAAATCAGAGCATCCTTTTCAATACTTGAGCCAATTCAGACGTACCTCCTGTTTTTTCAAACCGGGACTTAGCAAACTGCAGGTTGGCTTTGGCTGCGTCCTTTTTCACGGGAGCAGCAGTGGGCTTTCCTGGCTGGCTTGGAGCTTTTACAGGAACACGGACTGGGGTTTTACCTTTTGTTTCACGTTCCATTCGCAACCTTCTTCCTTCTAGGAAATCTCCAACAAGCACTTGGTGCTCCGGTAACGCAGAGAGCTGTGGCAACTGCCGCAACACTGCCTGCGCCTCGGTGTACTGAGCGCTCTTTCGATCCTTCCAGAAGGGATAGATCTGCTCTGCGATAGGCTGGATCTGCTTGTAGTTGTTTAGGAACCGGGCTCTCGACGGGATGTGCATATCCAGTGCGTCTTCTACGCGCCGCTTGATCTGCTTGATCTCGCTAGAACTGTATTCCTTGTCACCTATTTCGCAGCCGTCAATGTTATCCTCGCACCAGCGCTTGAGATCTCGGGCCTTGTTCCACTCTTCATCGAGTTTCTTTGCGTCCCAGACATCAGCAAACGGATCGGTTTGATTCACCACCGGCACCGGCCTATCCGACTGATTTTGCTCCAGCTTAGTTTTGGTCTCGTTCAGCTCCCGCTCTAACGCATCGGCTTTTTCTAAAGCCTCCCGCTTTTGACGGGTCAGCTTGTCGATGCGCTTACGGTAGCCAGACGGTTCCTCCTCAGCTTGGTCTTCGGTCTTATTATCAGAAAGAACATCCTCAGGCGACTCGGCCTGATTATCCTCTTGTTCAGCGGTAGGATCCGCTTCCTCGGCCTGAGACTCCGCATCCGCGGACTCGGGCTCTGTGTTTTCCTCGATTTGCTGCTTTGGCGTTTCTTCCTCCCCACTGAATCGTGTCTTCAGTAGCTTTGCCAGCGCCCCCTCATCGAAGTTGATTGGGTTCGGCAATTGGGATCGTACCGTGTTTTCTCCAGGTGTCGCTTCCTGCTTAGTATTGATTGAATCCATGCTGTTTAGACCCTGCAAGCTGGGTATTGTGCGCCATGGTTGTTAAGGTCAACCAAGAAACCGTTGTGGTAAAGAGGTACTACTTGGATTGATCCGTCAAACCATTAGCTGCCCTCAAATTGTCAATGTAGCTCGATAGATCCTTGAGTGAAGCAGCTCTTCCGCAGTTATAGGCTCTGCTTGAGTCTGTAAGGTCAGACTGCACGCAACTCAACACCTCGGACTCAATCATGTCCGACAGCATTTGCAGCAACGCGGCCATTAGCGGTGAATTGTCCCCCGCTGAAACGAAGGCCTCTTGGATTTTAGCGTCTGAAAGTCTCATTGTTGAACTCCTAGGCGTCCGGTCACAGCGTTTTGCTGCTGTTGAACCGAGAATTGCAGATTTTCGATGTATTTCTGCAGGTTAGCTTGGAACAACTGGTCCTGCTGGAGCTGTTGCTGGTACTTCGGATTGCTTTGGAGCACCTGCTGACTGAATTGCAGCCGCATCGCTGCCGTAGGGTCGTTCTCGCGCAATTGCGGAGGGTTCCCGAGGCTTATCAGCGCCAACTCATCGTTGGTTTCGTTGAACATTTTCTGGCTTGCAGGGCCCTGTTGCATCACCAGCTCGCTTGCAAGGTTCGGATCAATGGCCCGGAGCGCCACAGAGATCAACTTAGCCCGGTCAATGACGCCGGCAGTGTCCAGAGGAAGCACCAGGGTGCTGATAGCCTTCAATTTCTCGGTGACCAAGTCGGTCGAGAGCTCCCGGACATCGAACTTCAGCATCACATCGAAGTCTTGGATGTCTTGAGGCAATGCAGTCTGCGAAGCGGTCACGCGCTGGATCTCTTCGGGCCCCACATATTGCAGGGTCAACGTCAGCACCTGGCGGAAGGCCTCGGTCCAACCATGCAGCCAGTTGTTGATGATGCGCTGCTGACGCATCTGGGTCACCGCGGGGGCCACCTTCTCGGTGGGCCTGCCGAAGTACCTGTCGGTCTGCGCCATTACAGCCTCGATGAGCTGGAAGGCCACTCCAGGCTCACGGGCAGGCGGTTGTAGGAACCCAATCTCGCCGCGGCGCAGCACCGGGATCTGGATGGCCGGCCCAATCTTAAGGTTACCGCCCCGAGTCTTGGGCACCTCAATGGGAGGCAGGGTGGCCAGGCTGGTGTAATCGAAGATACTATCGCGCTGGGCCTTCACTTCCTCCTGCCAGGTCATGCACACCTCGGGCACACCGCGGCTCTCGCAAATCTGCCGATGGATCATCTCGGAGCGCCAGATGACAAACGGATACTGCCCGTGCCCGTAGTCCAGGGCCTCAAAGTAGCCCCACTTGTCGCCTACCTGGGGACTGAACACCGTGTAGAACACTCCAGGAACACCGTCTTCATCAATCGACTTCTGATAGGCGTACACGATCTCGATCAGGTTCTCACGATCCATGACTGAGTTGTTGGCCAGGCCGCTCGTGTAGGAATAGTCGGCGTAGTTGGAGAACCGGCCCATCGTATTGATGGCTTCCTGCGCCCACTCCTCATCCCAGTCGTCGGTCTTCACCTTGTTGAGCAACTGGGCCTCGGTCATGTAGTAGCGGCGGAACACCACCCGGGCACTCTGGATGTCGGTGGTCTCCGGTGGGAACGCCAGCTCATCCCAGGGGGCTAACGCGGCCACCATCGGCTTGTTGGTGACCATGGTGGGCACCGGGAAGTCGCACTCGCCATCGTCACGCAACTCGCGCACAGCCTTCAGTGCCCGGCGCTTTTTTAAGTTGGGAAAGGCAGCCATGATCAACTCCGCGGACTGGTCGTCGGCCTCGGGGTTGGCAATGAGGTTGGGAAAGTCTGCTAGGACCGAGCCCTCGGGGGACTGGGCGGCCAGTGCCATCACCTGGTCCATGGTCAGGTACTGCTCCTTCTGCCCCATCTCCTGCTGCCAGGTGATGTGGACGCCGGCCCAGCCGTAGGTCCACAGGTACTGCGACAGCAACTCAACGTCCCGGGTCAGGTCGTTGTACATCTTCGCATTCACAGTCCAATCCATCAGGTTGTGGGCGGTCACAGCCTGATCAAGCTGGCTGACGTTGGTGGGCGATACCCGGAGCATCGAGCGCCAGAAGGCAGTCGAACACAGATCCACCATCCCGTTGATGACCTCATCGGCTAGCGGTATACGAGTGTCGGACGCACCGTCCCAGGGGAACGCAGGCTTACTACGGCCACTGTC